AACTTCAACGTATTCTACTTCTTCCCAACTACCACCAACACCACCGTCCATATTGACGACAATATCTTTAGTTGGGAGTTTGGGTCTCTCTAAAAGTTTGACCTCAACAGTTTCATAAATTGGTTTGAATTGGTAATAGTGACCCTCACCTCTAGTGCCAACAAGATTGACAGCATCTTTGATAGAACCACAATCAGCAATCTTTTTACCAGTTGGATCAAATACAGAGTAGTATCCGTTCAAAACTTAAACCCCTCAAATGATTTTTTTGGTTTATGTTCATCATTATTATACTCCTCTTCCTTTCCACTGTCAAGAATATCATCTTGTGCAGTCTGCTCACAATCATACAAACGCATCTTTGCACGATCAATACCAACAACAAAACGCTTGGAAAGGTTCGCATCATTATAACGATTCTTTAATTGCTTTACAAGTATCTGTCCCAAGGATTCGAGTTCTTCAGTCGAAATAAGGGCAAACATAAGATCAGCAGTAGCAGGCAACCCAAAGGACTCACTAGTATCAGTAAGCTCAACGTCAGAGCTACCATAACCAGAACGAGTGGTCTGCGTGGCAGAAACGATAGGGACGTTTGCTTCACAAGCCAATCCTCTAAGTTCTTCAGCAATTGCTTTAATATATGAATATGAATTGACATTGCTGTTTCCGCGATACCTGCTGGAAGCACATATATTAAGGTAATCAATGAAAATAATATCAGGTCTAAATGATTTCTTAAGTGCAAGTTCATTAAGAAGTGCTGTAAAGTGACCACTGTGAGCACTCGCAGTTGGATACTCTTTAATTATAAGAGTGCCTTGAGTCTTCTCAGCAAGTTTTGTCACCTTACTATCAAACATCTGTTTGGGTAGATCTGTTATCTCTTGGATATTAACATTGAGAAGATTGGCATCAATCCTTTCTGCAATCTTCTCTTCAGCCATCTCCATTGTAATGTACAATACGTTCTTACCAGCAAGAAGGCAAGAAGAAGCCATATGACACATAAACAAAGACTTGCCGACACCAGTCCCAGCAAGAGCAATATTAAGCGTTTTATTCGGTAAACCACCTTTCGTAATTTTATTAAAGTACTCTAAGTCAAAAGGTATCTTATCTTCCTTTCTGTGATAAGACTCATATCTTTCCTCATAATCAAGTAAGTAATCATGTCCAATATGAGTATCAAAAGAGACTGCTAATGCATCTGATAAAATACCTGGAATTGCATCACGATTCTTCTCTTTATCAGTTCCATCTGCAAGTGCAATGGACTCCATTAATGCCAAATAGATGGCACGATCTCGACACCACTTTTCAGTAGTATCAAGCAACCAACTATAGTCTGTAGGAACATCGTCAAGATAACTAATCAGTTTAGTAATCTCTTGAAATGAAGTGTCATTAATATCTTGACGTTTCTCTACTTCAATACAAAGAACTTCTTTTGTTGCAGGTTGATTGTATTCATTTACAAAATTAAGAACTTCTTCAAATACAATCTTTTGCTGAACATCCTCAAAGTATTCTGATTTAATAAACGGAACTGCTTTGCGAAGATACTCTTCATTGTGTAGAAGATTTCTTAGAATTAAAATCTCAATCTTATCCATAATTCCAGAGACAATAATTTGACATAATATACTTTTCCCCTTTTAAGACAGGAGTGCCTTCGTGTGGAAACAACCAGTACGGAGGAAATACCACCACAGATCCTTTTTTAGGAGTAATTTCACATTTTGGATAGAAGATAGTTTTCCCACCCTCAAAGTCATCATTGAGATAGAATAGCATCGCAACAAATCTTTGACAAGTTTCAAGTGATGCTACATCAGCATGTCTCTTGTATATATCATTAGTCCCACCAACATACTTTTTGATATTAGAACCCTCAAATATAAAGTCACTTGTATTGAAGTTAAGTCCATATTCACCTAACCATTCCTGATACTTACTAGCAACTGCCGTGTAAGTACGTTGAAGTTTTTTTTCTGCTTTGAGGTGATGATTGCAAATAAAAAGATTAGTCCAGTTAGGATATCCATCCCTTTCTAATCTATCCTTATGTTCACTTTCTTCAAAGAGTTTGATTAGTTCATCGCAAGTTTCATCTGGTAATACATTGTCAATTTTTAAAACAAAGTTAAGCAGATTCATGAACCGTAACTAAACTCCTCCCTCGCAATCTCATCCAGTTTCTCCATCACCTCTGGTGTGAAGTATGTTTCTGGATCTTTATAGATTGCCTTGGCATAGACTTTCTTACCATCTATCTCATAACGACCTGCAACATTTTTCCAGAGACCTCCCAATTCACCCAACTCAAGAAGACCATAATATCGATCAAGACCACGCTCATCGTAATAGAGACGTATAGTAACATCTTTGTTCTCCTTACTTAAACGTGACTTATGCGTCTTAGCCTTGATAAGGTTTCCAATGACTTCTGTTCCATCCTTCTCTTTCTTCTTGCTGAGATAGATGATTGTACTTGCTGCATACTTGAGACCGCTGCCTCCTCCCATTTCCTTTGTAGGGACATAAGAGCCAATGACATCATAGGTATGATTAGTGACGATTAATGGAATTTTTGCCTGACCAAGTTTGAGCGTAAGCATACGGAATGCTCCCTTAACAAGTTGAGATTTGGTCATGTCCCTAACTTGCTTGTCGTCTAGAGCATCACGGATCTCCTTCTCTGTGGAAAGCATACCAAGAGAGTCTAACACAAACATACAAGGTTTGCGTTCTTCTTCAGATTTTTTTAAGTATATGTCTACTGCCTGCAGTGCCTTCTGTCTAAACTGTTCGATCGTAACAACATTGATAACAACCAATCGATTTAAGTCAATGCCACGACTTTTAAGAAGAGACTTGTTAACTGCTGCTTCAGTGTCAAAGTACAAACAGTAACTACCAGGATTACTATCCAGAAAATTCTTAACCACAGCGAGACTAAAGAAAGTCTTGCCAGTAGAAGACTCCCCAGCAATGGCAGTAATCTTATTCCCAGAACAACCACCAAATATACTACCTGATACGAGTCCGTTAAAAATGTACGAACCCGTGTCCACGAAAGTTTCTGTGTCGTCGATGTCTGATGCGAGTTGGGTATAGTCATCTCCAATCTCTTTTACAATTTCTTTTAAAAAATCCATTAAATAACAATTCCAAATTCTTCACGGGCAATTTTTTTGTAAGGTCCGCCTGGGTTATCATCACGGATATCCTTAATCCTTTTCAGTTTTTGATAAAGGGCAGCATCTCCCCCGAGACGCATAGCACTAATAATTGTGCCAAGTTCTTTATCGTTGATAGGTAGGTCCATTAGGAGAAAAATAATTCCAGGTTTACAGTTTTTTCGACATTCCAACCAATCGCATCAAGAATTGCTTTCAGTGGTTCGACAAAGGACTTCTCAAATTGTAGGTCATAGTCAATGTACTTGTCAAGACCCAATTCTGTAGGGAAGTCTTGAATAAATGAGATGATATTCTCATGAATGATATTTGGTTTCTTAAGATAACAGAACTTGATCTTCTCACCATTTTGGATAAGAGAATATTTATTATCAAGTTTGTTCTGTTTAATATAGTGATTAAAAAGAAGAGCACCTCTCACATGAATAGGTGTGCCTTTCGAATAAATGTCAGATGATGATTTATATTTTTGAACATCAGAAACTGATCGTGGGAAAGAAATTTGATCTGGTGGCAACTTCTTAAACTTCTCACGACTCTTGTCAATGAAGTGAATGACATCTTCTTCGGTGCCAGTCATCATCAACTTCAAGGCATCCTTAATCATCTTCCTACATGGAGCAGGAGTAGATGACTTGACTGCTTCAATACCCATCATCTTGAGTTTGGGATCTTCATATCGAACACCTTCACTATCCCACACGTTGAGAATGTATCGCTTCTTCGCAGTCCAGATACCACGATCAGCAATGTTCTCACGCTTCATTTGCATTTTTTGGTCGTATGCCGAAACATACGATGCCAAGTCCTGATAACATTTCTCGATGTACGGTTCGAACTTATCTTCACAGATTTTGTCAAGTAATCCCACAATCGCAACCTTGTCGCTAGACTTAGTAGCAAAAAATTTATCAACAAGAGGTCCAAGATTGAGATAAATTGAGTCGGTGTCAGACGCAATTACGTAGTCCTCGTCAGTTGTTTGCAACAGTTTATTTAGATACTGGTTCATCTTACTCTCAATCCAACGGATAGAGACTTGACCAGAAAGCGTAATCGCCTCCGCATTGGCCAGTTTATAGTACCTAAAATACTGATTACCGATAGCACCATAAGCAGAGTTGAGTGAGATCTTCTTAGCCATCTGGATATTGTTGCACCGGGCAATCTCTTTCTCCAGTGTCTTAGTAGGTGTCTTCTCATATTGTTGCTTTGCTTGAAGCATTCTCTTCTTAAAGATTACACGATCTCCATACATCTTCTCCATGAGTTCTGGAAGAAACCCACGAACATCTTTGCGATACATTGCACCATTGGCACAGACCGCATTGTCTTTATACAATTCAAAGTTTATCTCTTCATCAAGGATTCGGTCAACCGTAGCCGTTGGATGTCGTTCTTCCAGTAAGGTTTCTGGGGAGATATTGTACTGCATAATGAGATGAGGGTATAGACTGTTAAGGTCAAAAGACACAACCCAATCATACTTTCCTGGAATCGGTTCCTTGACATATGCCCCCGCATACTTTTCGTTTTTATCTGATCTAATCTTAGGTGGAATAACAATATCACGTTTCTTTAGATAATTATAGATGATATTATCCCACATGCGGACCTGATAGAACACATCTGCATAATTGACCTTAGCATCATATGCCATGGTCAAAGCAAGTTCAATCAGTTTCATCTTGTCTTCCAATCGGTCAACAAGTTCTACGTCAACAATATTATATTCAATATACTTCTGCCAACCATGAGTATAGAAGTCTTTGAAGGTTTCAAACTCAGAGTGATCAAGTTTCTTTTGACCCAACTCCACCTCAGCTATGTAGTCAAGTCTATATGATTCTTGAGCTTTATAGGTAAACTTCTTATACAATTCAAGATAATCAAGTTGGGTCACTCCACCAACATCAAAAGCAGTTTGCTTTCTTCCTTTTACATAAATTTCATTCTCTGTGACAAGACCCCAAGGAGAAAAACGTTTCATGAGTTTCTCACCTAACACACGATTAAGTCTCTTGCAAATGTATGGAATATCATAAAACTGAATATTCCAACCAGTAATCACATCAGGAACATCAACCATCCAAAAATTAATGAAGTGACTCAACAATTCTTGTTCTGTAGGGCAATGATAATAAGTTACATTCTCTTGTTTATTGAAGAAAGGTTTTACTCCCCATGTAGTAATCTTTTTAGTGTTATAATCCTGAATTGTAATAGCAAGAATTTCCTCAGCACAAGATTCAACATCAGGGAATCCATTCTCTGATGCTGTCTCAATATCAATGGTTACAAGTTTGATCTGACTAATGTCAAACTTGATTTCATCTTGAGGATACTTTTCTGAAATATACTGGTAGATGTATCGATCATTTCCATAGATGGCAAATCCATCTACTTCATCATACTTCTTGTAGAATTCGCGGCAATCACGAACACTACCAGGATGTATCTCTTCTACGGGTTCTCCACTTAATGTTCTATACTTGGAATCTTTCTTGCTCTTCACAAATAGAGTAGGGAAAAACTCATCCCTGTGCTCATACCTTCTACCATTCTCAACTCCACGAACAAGGAATTGATTACCAATCAACTGAACATTAGTGTAGAAACGCATTACTTGGATAAGTCCTCGTATTTTTCAATTAGTGTTGGAGTTGGATCTACAATAGTTATAATCTTATCAGAACTAATCATAAAAAACTCATCCCTTGTGGCACCCAACATCCAAGATTCTAACATGCCACCTTCCACTAAAACAAAAGGTTTGGTCAGTTTACAATCTGGTTCACCAGGAATAGAAGCAGCAACCTCTTCAATCTGACTGATCAGAATTTGGTTGTTCTCCAGTAGAATCGCTTTGATTGTCTTTTCCATAATTTACGATGTCCTCAACATACATTTCTTTTAATTTAATGGTGGGTTCAACCATAGTTACAACCCAGTCAGATGGAATAGGAATAGTATCCTCTGCAGAGAGAGGCATCCAGGGGAACAGAGAGACCTCATAACCAGCCTTACGTACTCTTCCCTCACTTCCATCTTTACGCACGTTAGGGTCGCGCATCTTGACCACACAGGGTCGATTTAAATAGTACCCCACAACTCTTTTAGCATTTTCTTCTCCAAATGCCATTTCACTGACATCTGCTATCATGTCCTCACCGGACTTTAGAAGCAATAGTTTAATTGACATAACTCAGAATTTCCTATACATATTTTACCACAAAAAAAGAGGGGTGTCTATGGATTTTGCCATAGAGCCCCTGCGGCGACGATATACTTTATTTAGAACCAATCTTTTCGTTGATGATGCTCGGGAACAATTCTACCAAGAACAACTGTCAGCAGTCCATCTTCAAAATCAACTGATCTAACTTCAGTTTCATCCGATAAAGTCCATACTCTTGTGAAAGATCTTTGTGCTAGACCTTTGTGAACATATTCAGTACTGGTTTCTTTGTCTTCTTTCTGACCTTCAATGAAAAGTTTTCCGTCTTGTGTGTAGACAAATACTTCTTTCTTTTTAAATCCTGCAAGTGCAATCTCAAGTCTTGACTCTACATTACTAACTTCAATCAAATTATATGGAGGATAGTTTGTTGTGGTCTCATGGAGATCGAATACACGATTGAGATAATCATTCATCCCAATACTATTCTTAGAAATCTTATCCAAGAGTACAGGAAGATCTGACGCAGTAAAGCGTGTGAGGTTAGTCATTGTACTACTCCTTTTTAAAGCGAGATTAGATTGTGTGGACCCCGAAGGCATCCATACTTATTTATAACACAGAACATAAAAAACGGGGTAGTGAACCCCGTAGATTATTATTCGGTTTTACATAAAAGATAAAATACTTTCACTTTTACTATTGATTCTTTCCTCTGTTATTTTGTAATATTCTTCGTTCATTTCTATACCAATAAAATTACGTCCACATTGCTTTGCAGCAACACCAATAGCACCACTACCCATGCATGGATCAAGCACAGTATCACCCACATTTGAACTTGCCTGAATCAATCTTTCCATTAGTTTGATTGGTTTAGGCGTTGGGTGATCTTTATAATGTTCAATAGCATTTCTCCATACAGCAGACTTACAATGCTCATTGAAAACTGCACCAGATTTTTTAGCAAACACACAATTTTCAATGCTGGACAACCAAATATGTTGACCATTCATAGGAGATGGATTAGTTTTCTCCCAGATACAATGACGCACTGACAATTTATGTTCGATCAGACGATTGCGAATATGAGATACTTGTACTGATCCACAAAAAATGTAAATACTACCAGAAGTTACACGAACTACTTCATCA